TCGCCGTAAATATTCCGCAATACTGCATAATAATTTACGGGCAATGAGTCTCGGTAATCGGTATTATTGTCGGCCTTGTCGCCTTTGATGAATGGTATGGAAGTCATTTTTTATCCTGCTACGTAAGTGTTACGTTAAAATTAACGGTTTGAGGTAGCACTCGACCACTAGGCGTAGACGTTATAGTTATTTTTATCGGCGCGTAACCAGCGGTAAGCCCAACACCTTCAAAGTTAATAAACCCATCCACTTCGCTACTCGATGGAACTGAAACACCTTGTCCGTCCTCTATCGTGTAACTTTCAATGGTGTTTCCATCTAGTAAGTACCCATTAAAATCAACAGAAAAATAATCCGTCTGACCTACTATTAACGTGTAAGTGTCGCAATTGTCAGGTGCATTTTTATCATCATCTTGGAATTTATATTTAGATGCAAAAGTATTTCCGAACGCACGCCCTGTACCTCTAGGTAAGTAGGGGTTGCTTTCTCTTTCTGGCACAACTGCTGAGAATAAATTGTCGTATCCTTCTTTTGCATCAACTAGCGTTTGTTGTGGGCAGATTTTACCGAAAGAAGAACATAGGTTTTTAGCTAAATTAGCAACGACTGCAAACATGTCATCGTCATTTAATCCGCTATCTTGATTGGGGTCTATGTCCGAATATGACACAGATTTATTGTAATTAACGCAGAGGTTCTTGTTTCTCCACCCTGCCATCATGCTATCAAGGCGGCGAACAGCTAGCGTGATCTCTTCAGGCAAAGGGGCAGACGTTAAGCCGCTAATCCTAAGCTCTCCGTATGCAGCTAAAACAATATCATTCTTTAATATCATACTAACTACCTTCTGTGGTTTTTCTTCTTGTTCTTGTTGGTTTTTCTACCACCTCTTCAAACACTGCATCCTCAACACTTTCAACAAGGTCAAGACTTAAAACCCAGCCTTTAATTGTAAACTTAGGTTTATCAGCAGCGTTTATCGTTTTTATAGAATATTCAGTGCCGTCTTTTTTTTTGTATTTTCCGCCAGACTTGTAAACATTTATCATAATAACTCCAATAAAAAGGGGCAACCTAAGTCACCCCTTTTTCAACTTAGTTAATCAATTATACATGATTGTTTAAAACTATACCTGATTAGATAAAATCATACCTAACTGGTTAGGGTAAACAACCTGCACATCAAAGAAAATCACCGCTTTCATTTCGTAACGCTCCTTGTGGAAGTCGTAACGGTAAGTCATGCGCATTGGCAAACCTTGCTCTGTAGTCGCTTCGATCGATGTAACATTTGCAGCATCAGCAGGGACAGGCAATTGACCAGGAATCAAAACCGTTGACTCTGGCGTATAAAACAATGAAGGGTTTGAAGCTGCAATGTTTAACACTGTAACCGCTGCGGTATCTGCTGCGGCTGCTGAAGCGTTACGGTATGGGCCAGTAGAAACAATGGCCGGTTGAACTTCAACCGAACCAGTGCCGGTAGTGATAACGGTAAGCGTTAATAGATCGCCGGTATCTTCACGCGTTTCAGGGTGTAAATAATTAACACCATCAATCGTAAACTTAGTGCCAACCGGCATAGTTGCCGAAGTTGATAAGTTAACCAATAGGCTCATAGAGCGGTTATCAAGATAGAAATCATTAGCATCAAAAGTTGCTACTGTATGTTCTTGAGCGCCGTTAATGGTTAATGCTGCTGGCGTTGGTGCCGGTAGATTAACCAAGTAGTCTGAACGCATAGTTTCAAACGTTGCTAGCATAGGCAATTTAGCCTTAGTTAGTGCGTCGTTTGGCACACCATCTTTACCGTAATATTGATTTTGCCCTAAGTCTTTTGCAACTTTGGCGTAATCTTTATTTGATAAAAACAAGTTCTTTTCAAATGCGCCCAAACCATAATTAAGCATCAATACTTCGGCGTCGATAGGTGCTTGATAATCAAATGCGCCCGAATTAACAACGGCCATAGTTGATTGGTTGATCATGGTTTGGTAACAAGTTAAATCAACAGTGTTTGCAATGTCACGCGCAAAACCCTGCATTACTTTCTTGCGGCGTTGCGGATCACGCAAACCTTTAGCATCAATAAACGCTAATACGCGCTTTGATTTCTTGCGGTTAACAGGAATCATGCGATCAACAATATCTTGAAAGTCGGAATCACTGGAGACAATGCCGTCCTGTGTTTCAAAACGATATTCTTGCGGAATGTATTCGCGATCCCCACCAGAATCATTGGAGTTATCGGTCGCGCTTGCTGCGCGGTCATCGTTAGAGTCTCCGCCCATATTGTAAACTTCTAAGTCTTTAGATAAAGACATTTTCATACTTGTGGTTTCTGCTACTTCATCCCACAATGTACACATTAGGTCGTGCGCTAAGTCGTTAGCCATTAGTTTTTCACCTTATTTTTTTTAGCGCGTTGATATGCTTTGTAATTTGACGAACTGGGATTGGCTACCCATTGTTGCCGAAGCTTATTCACTGCCTCATTACCGCCATCAATCGCGCCTGTTGAGTTAATTTCTGGTTCTGGTTGCGTATCAATAGGCTTTTTGGTGCGAGTTTTAACCTTGTTCGCTGCCTTTTCAAGTATGTCACCAATCATAAACTGGTTATTACCTGCCTGCTTAAGATCTTCTAGCAATGAAGGTATACGATGAATTGTCATTGTAGCCTTGGCAATATCAACACCTTTTTGCTTTGCAATATTAGACAGTAAAAGCATTGCGGCTTTAGGGTTTTGAATAACATCATCATCATCAAGCATCTTCATAAAGCCGTCTTTTGATTTCTGATAGTCGGGCAAAACCTTGGTTAATTCCTGCTCTTTCTGATAAAGGTAAAACTCTGCCTCATCGTCAACGGTATTTTGTTGAACAACTGGCGCTTCGTTTTGTGCTGCTGGCGCTGCATTTCCTTCCCATTTCTTTAACGCCTCGTAATGATCTTCCTTAGAATCAAAGTCGTATGGGTCGGGCATTTCACCGCGAGTAATATCACCTACTTGAGCTTTTAATTCTGCTAGCTCTTTTCGTAGGCTGTCTTTCTCGATAGCGTCTTTATCAATTTGTTCCTGCTTCTCTTTACGCTTACGCTTTTCTTTTTGGAATGCTGCATAGGATTGCTCCTGTGTCATTCCTGTAGTCGGCTTTTGTTGGTCGCCTTCATCTTCGTCAACATAAAGTTCTGTTTGCTCGGTGGCTTCAGCTTGTGGATTAGCCTCAGTTATCTCTGTATCAGTCTCCACAACTTCTACAGGTTGAGTAACAACTTCACTTGACGTATCTGTACCAGAATCCATATTAAATTTCCTCGTTATATGGTGAACGAAAATAGCAAGCTATAACCCCTCGCTAGTAGGTGTACTGATTATAACTAAATATTGTGGATAAATCGAATATAATTCGACAGGGGTGATTTAGGCTGTTATTAATTCGGTGGGTGTGGCGGTGGTATCAAATAAAAACGCCAATTAAGGCGTTATTGTTGGTATGTCGCTATTAGTGCAATGAAAACAACCAACAGTGATAGCATGTAAATATTTCTGTTAAACTTCATTCGCCACCCTTCTTAAGTCGTCGCATTTGCCACCATATAAGCGCCGAATAAAATACAACTAGCGCTATTATGATGAGTGTCAATTCTTTCTCTAAACTCATTCGATAAAAGCCCTTAGTAGTTTCTCTGTGTTATTCATATAAATCTACCACCTATTAATTGACTACCTAAACCAGCAATCCCACCAAGACCTCCACCGAATTGAGCTTGCCCCATGCCACTTGCTAACATGGCGGTCACTGCCATTCGCTCATAACCGCACGATGAATTCTGCATACCTCTGTTGCGTTGGTCTTGGTACAAAGCTGCTAATTGCGCTCTCGCCCAGTTAGCATTTTCTCTTGTGCTTGCGTTATTGTAGGGCAACAAACCAAATGCCCTACAGGTAATTTTAGGCTTCTTTGCGTATTCACTAATAAACGTTAGCTTTTTAGCGCCAAAGAATTTTAACTGTTCGGTTAATAGCGCTTTCTTTTTCCATTGAAAATCATTCATTATCTTTTCCTCAAAGTAAAGTAGCCGCCATTCTTACACTTAAACGAGTAGTAGCCGACACCTTCCCAGTATGAATGCAAGCCCGTACCCTCGCAGAATACCTTGGATAGATTCGCCTTTTCGATATGCTCACTAAGAACCTTGGTTGCTTCAGGTAATGATTGTAGGTCAGGTGTTGAACCACAACCTGTTAGTAATATTACTGATAATATTAATGCTTTCATGTTATTTCTCCGTTAGTTTAATTAATTGTGCTACTAGTTTTTTTGCTTGCTCTTTTGTTATCGATACGCTACTAGGGTAATGCTGATCACTCCAGCCACATTCATCGTCAAAGCTTACTTTTATCATTCCATTGTCGGTGGTCTTTACGTCAACAGGTTGTTCATCGTCGAACATACTCTTATTTTGTAGCTCATCAATCGCATCAGCATTAAATTTTTCCCAGTCGATATTGTCACTCATCACTTAACCCCTTCTTAATAAGTTGACGTACAGCCATTGAAAAGTTGCCCTCGCAGAATAAATCCGCGTATTCCTGTATTGCTTTATCCATATCATTAAACTCTATTAACTTCTTCATGCTACCGCCTATATATAAAAGATACACTGAGTATATATGAATGATATAGATTATCAAGTTTAATTGTGATTTATTTACACGCATAAAAAAAGAGCCGTTAAGCTCTAATTTAATGATTGAACAAATAACCCTTCATGCGTTATGTCGACAATAATCATTTCAGCCTCATCGTTATTATCGATACAGAGGCTAATCCGATTATAAACTTCATACATGTCGTGCTCAGTTACCCAGACTTTTTCACCTGGTAGTTTTTCGCCTTTGATTATTACTAGGGTTTCGGTCATTGCTGAACGGTTTGTATGTTGCTTTGAAGCTGTGCGTTAAGCTCCTTTTGCGCCTCTAATTCAATTTTAAGCAGCTCTAAAGCATTCTTGTAAGACTTGTCCTGTGCATCAATATCAATTTTTTGCTGTGCCTGATCAATACCGCGAGACTTAGCAAGAATATCAACCTGTAATCGTTCGCTATCCGTTTCTGATTTATCTTGAAGCTGTGCAATTTTAATTTGATGCTCGGTCGCTTTGTTCTGCTGCGTCATCTGTGCGGTTTGCTCTTTCATTCGCTCAAGCATTATCATCGGGTCTTCTTGTTGTGGTTGCTGTGCCGCCTGCTCCATCTGCTGTACTTTCTGTTGAATGTATTGCTTTTCATCATCATCTTTAGGGTCGGGGTCAATACCTAGTGCCAGCATGTTATCAATAATTTGATACTGTGCTATTTTGCGGCTTCTCGAGCCACCCTCACCCGTAGTCGATAAGATGGCTTGGTTTAATAATATCTGCCCTTGTGGTGTGCTTGAGTCTGCAAATTGCAGCATCTTAAGTGTGGTGTCTAACTCGGCCTCCTTCTTAGACTTGAACGACTCGCCCATTTTAATCTGTACAGTGTAACGACCACGCGCAGAGTTTTTAAATGGGCCATAGTTGCCATCGGAATCAACATCATATTGCAATGTCTCTAATTGCGAGTGACTACCATCCAAGCCTTGTACCCGTAATTTTCTGGGATTGCTAAAATAAAGAATTTGAGCCGCATCGATCCACGCTTCACACGCTGATTTAATCGCTGCCATTGAGTTTTGTATTAACGGTTGGAATGTGTCGTCTTGTCGTTCGTTGACTTGCCTTACTGCATCAGCCGCCGCATTACTCGGCAATGTGCTTTGACCTGTTCCACTCATTTCAAGTAAGTTAGCCTCAAGCGCTTGTCCCGCTACCGCTAAACCTGAACCAATTTGTGGGGGCGTTTGTTTTCCTATTGGCCCTAAATGTGCAATTGTGCCGTCAGGGTTTTTAATGGGGTCAGACATAACAAAGGGTAGATTATCAATATCAGCCCTTGCTCTTTGCCCGCCATGCTTAGCCATTTGTTCAGGTGTATACTCAGGCTTCTCAACTTGTGGCGCTGCCATTATCTCCATCAATGATGAATGGTAAGTGTTAAGGAACATTTGAGGGTCGCGGCGCTTTCTAACTTCACCACAAAAGTATTCAATACCATTAATTACATTGTAATAGCCGTATTGTGGAAAAATAGGTATACGCTTAAATGGTGTTAACTGCTTTTTAATTAGGAACTGATCGCCACTAATTAACGCATATTCCACACGCTTAACCTTTTTCTTTATTGTTGTGAAATCACGCAACCCTTTAAGTTCGGTTAACTCTTCGCGCGTAACCTTGTTTCCTTCACTGTCCTTTATTCCATCGCCAGACGTAATGACATAGCCACCACCAAAATCAGAAGTGGTTATGTTTTTAATGACTACTTCGTAATAATGGGCGAGATAAATGTCTTTGTCCGTGTCCGTTGACCAATCAAACCAGTCAATTTGCGCGTTAATGGAAGATACACTTACCCCGTACTCTTCTTCAACAGCTTTCCGATTTGTTCTGATTATATGCCAGCACTGATTGGAGTCGGATTTATCCTTTCTTAACGAAGGGCTAAATATTACCGATGAGGCTGCCGAATATATTGGCTCTAAACATAAATACTGTTTATCAGGATCAGGATTTTCTTCGTCTTCATACTTGGCCACCTCTTTGAATGCGCCAAACCCTGAAAAATAAGCTTCTTGGTCTGCGTTGTTTAGTGCCTCGGTACCGTTACCGGTTTGAAAATCATTCCTCCATCGCGACTGTAAAGTCTCTGCATCTTCATCGGTCGCCTCGTCAGAGTTAGAAATAATATTAGCGTTCATTTCAAGGCGCTGTTTCTGCCCTAACAATCGATTGATTGCACCATAGATTTTGTTTATCTCCGGCTTTGGTCGATTCTTAAACTGCTCCGCGTATGAGCCTTTCCACATCGCCCCGCTAACTACAGCAAATTCATAGTCGTCAAGACATAATCTATTTCTATCATAGTAAGCTGAAAAGCTCTCGTTTAGATTAAGTTTGATCTCATTTAGTTCTTTCATTGTTTCACCATGCGTTAACGGTAGGCACGTAAATGCTTGTAAGGTCTATTTCGTTTATAATATCATGGTTACGCTCTGACATCATCAGTGTGTCAGCACAGTTGGGGGAGCGCACCTTAAATTTTTCTCTCATTTCTTTTTTTGTGTATAACTCAAACAATCCGTCACTTCTTGGCTTGATTGGCATTCTGCACAATTCTGCCCTAAGTGTAGTTAAGTTTTCACAAGTAGAGCTAAATGATATCAACTCATCGGGGTCTGTCATCTTGTTATCAACAACAGCTTTGTATGTTCGATAAACTCTATCGCGCAATTTTAAATAGCATTGTGCGCGTAAATTCCTACAAACTTGCTCCCATGTTTTTTGCTGTATAACATTTGAAGCGCCTG